AACCTAGTTTGCCTAATATCCACAGCCATAGCTCAAAGATAGAAAAAAAGTGGACCACATAGTAGCCCACTTTCCAACCAATTAAACAAAACACAAATTAAACCGCCGTGAAAGTCACGCTACCAGTATAACCAGTTTTAGATACGCTCAACGTGTATGAGTCACCAGTTACTAGCGCTGAAAGTAGCACATAAGTACCGTCTTGTGGCTCGGATACTGCCGTGATTGTGAAAGGCGCACCGTTGGTATTGTCATATAATGAGAAGTCTGCAAGGAGAGCTCCCTTAAACAATAACGGATTGTAAGCCGTACCATAATCAAACGTAGCGTCAACGGTTATAGAGGTGTTAGCAACTTGTGAAGCGACTACCAAATTAACGTCAATTAAGCCCTCTAGGGTATTGAAGTCAATACCAGCCTCAGTAGAAGTTATCATGTACATTGTTGACTCGTCAAATAGACGGTTAAAGTCAAAGTTTAACATGATTTTCTGTACCGTAGAGTCGGTAGCGAACATAAACTTAGGGTCCCAAGATTGGTTATCAACTGGAATAGGAAATAAGTCCGTACCCACTTTTGAACCAATTAAGTTACCGTTTACGTCTACAATAAATAAACCGTAGTCAACGCAACGACCAGAAGCTAATTTACCTAGGAATGTAGGCGTTGAGTCCGAAGCCCATAATTCTCCAGCAAAAGAGCGCTTTCCTTGACGTAAAAACGCCATTTTACCACTGTTAGCCTCCTCAAACACGGTGTCTGCTTTCGCTAACTCCACGTTCTCAAATTGTGGTAACGGATACCACCTTTGTGAAGGGTCTGGGTCATTGATTAAGTTTGACCAGTTAGGCACAGAGGCCGTCAAGTCAATTTTGTTATACGCACCAGTGCTATCTTGCAAAGGCACTAAGATTAGTTTTGACGTAACCGATTGAACGGGTACGCAGTTAGGGACCCCAGTGTTGGATAATCCCAAATTACAATTACAACCTATACTCATTTTTTCTAATTTTTAGAAGTTATTTTAACAATTTAATTTACAATTTTCTTTATACTTAGTTAGGAGAAACCTTAACTCAACCCCAGATAAATTAGCGTCAAGTACATTTTGAACCATACCCTCTTGGCGCTCAACCCCAAACCGTGAGAAAGTTATCATGTCATATTCTCGTACCCTTTTAATCCCAGTGGTATTATTTAAGGTCTCTAGAAAGGCCATAACCAGCTCTTGCATAGGTTTGACCACCTCATTTCTGTGCTCTTGCGTGGTGTAGTTAGTTATATCTGTTTCATCAAGGAAAAATACTCTCACATTGCTCTCAAATTCAATCGGTGTACCAATTAGGTTATTTGACTGCTGAAACGTCTCCAGAAGCCAAATAGTAGGCGTTTTATCCCCCATATCATTACTGATTTGAGTAAACTCCCTATTTATTGCTGTTTTGGTCCCAGCAAAGTATATCGGTGCTGGTATGTATATCAACCCATTTAGAGGCGTCGTATTGCTAGGGTTTACTGGTACACTAGTGACCCAGTTATTGTAGGAGATGTTTGTTATCGTGTAGTAATTTTGTCCCACACGTACCCTCTTACCCTTGCGTAACCACTTAGTATTGCAGATATACGTCCTTTGAGTCTGGCTATCGTATTTACCCACTACGGTACGATTAACCGTTGACGTAATTTGACGCAATAGTGCTGTGATTTCTGTGCTCATATCCAGTTACCGTAAAGTTTCTCAATACCGTCTAGACTGTGATAGTCTCCTATACCTACATAATTTACCCTTATTCTAGCCTTTGTTCCGTTTGTCCCTTGAATTTCCAAAATATCGTTGATTTTATAGTTCATGGTGTTTTTAGGCGTCAAACTATTTATAGTAAATGACAATATCTGGCCATTTCCAACAGTATTGATAGTAATTGTGGCGTCTTGGGTATAAGTGCTTATTGTAAGCGTATCCCCAACAGAATATCCAGCCCCCTTATTTACTATCGTTACGCCAGTAACCCCTCCAGATTGGTTCACAGTGAAGTTACAAGTAGCTCCATTTCCAGTACCTCCAGCTAAACCGATATTCTGGGCGTTATTTGAATACCCAGTACCAGCAGAGGTTATAGTATGAGTCAATATACTACCAACGGTTTGAGCAACTATATCAACGACTGCTGTACCAGTACCACTGCTAATTTGATACGCTCCAGTTATCATACCATACGCACCAGTTCCAGCACCAGCAAAATAAATAAAGTCACCATATTTGTATCCACTACCTCCTACTCCTATACTCAGCGCTGTTAATTGGCCTCCAGAGATAGTATAAGATACCGTCAAGCCAGTTCCACTGCCATTTGTAGTAGTAGGTTGATTAGTATAGACTCCGTCAGTGTAGCCACTCCCTTGGTTTTGTATATTTATTGCCGTGGCTAATCCAGATAACAAAATACAATTTTGTGTGCTAGTATAGTATCCAGTACCGTTTACAAATACATTGGAGTAAAAAGACACAATTTGCCCCTCCCCTTGGTCCCAGTTTAAGCGAATATATTTTTGGATAGTGTTATGCGTCTTTACCGAAGTATTGTAACGGTCCCACATACCAGAATTTAACGCCGAAACCTTAGCTGAATTCTCTGCATTTTGAGAAACCTCCCCAGCTATTGTCATAGTAGTGAGGAGGTCTTTAGAGTATTCCCAGTAAATAAAGCCTTTTAGCATATCAATAATACCCTCGCTGTATAGTAATTGGAATATAGATACATTCTCGTAGAACGGTGCAAATATCTTGATAAAATTAGGGCTTTTAGGTATGGGAGGTGTGACGGTAAGGTTTAAGTCACTTATTAACTCATCATACAAGTCGGCTCCTAGTAATTGCACTAGATATTGCTGTTCGTACTTATCAATATAGGCTTGAATATCGGTAGTGGAATACATACCAGTATTGAGCTTATATTTTCCAACAAACATTGAAGGGGTTATGAATACTGCCATTTTACTTTAATTTACCAAAACCTTTCTTTAGAAAAATTTTAAGCATAGCGCCAGTTACTTTCCAAATAGTTCCCTTTGGTAAAGTTTTAGACGCTCCATTTGACACAAACTCGTACTCCTTGTTATCGTCAATTTCCACGTTTAACTTGGTACCCTCGGAAGTTTTGTCAAGTGAAATATCAACCTTTGGGGTGTCTACCTCAGCATGAACATTTCCCTCCTCGTCCCTTGTGACGTGAATATCAACATTTTTGGTGTCTAGGTTTATGTCAAGTGCTTTTTTCTTACGTGTTGGTTTTTTCTTTTCCATAACTAAGTATTAAGATTATAGAGCCGCAATAGCTGTCGCTACTGTTCCTTTTTGGAAGGCTCCAGTGTCATTAGCTTTTACGTATGAACACAAACGTGCCTCAACTATCATGGATACCATGTTACGAGAAAAGTCATCTTGGTCGTAACCGATAGTCATGTTAATATCCTCACGTACTTTCACGTGGAATTTACTAAAGTCTCCAACTAGGAAAGTTCCAGCAGTCATGTTTTTAGACGGCACCACTATCATACCAGATAGTATCATGTTAGGTACTTGGCCTAAATTGTAGAATACTGGGTAAGTATATTCCCCATTTGTTGATTTCGCTAACTCAATTTTGGCTACGTCCTCTGGGTGTAACACGATGTGAGTAGGTGTAAAGTTTGAAGCCTCAATATTAGATTTAGCCACACGTAAAACGTCAATGATAGTAGCGTTGGTGATTGTACCAGCGAAAGTACCAGCAGTCCATGTCGTAGCTTGGTTGATAACTCCGTTAAGGTTAGGTGCAGTACCGTTACCGTTCAATAGACCGTTGTCAATGTTTTGCTCAACGCTTTCCATTAAGTCACGGTTTACCTCTCCTCTCATAAATGATAAGTCGGCTAACATTTCCTTGGAAATTTTAATCAAACCAGCAACCTTAGTTACGTTTACAGTGACCTCTTGGTATTGTAACTGGCCATTTGATTTTGCCGTACCCTCATTAACAAACGCTGAGGTAGATTGTGTAGTCTGCTGAACATAGGTTACAGCCTTAGAGTTTGTAGGAGCTACGTTAGAGATTTCACGTATTCTACGGATTGGTCGTGTAATTACGTTTACCTCTGGGTCTAGTTCAGTTAAGGCACGTGTACCAGTGTAGTCTCCAGCAATAGTGGTATCAACCTTTAAGTCAAGGGAGAATTTATTGCCTTTTTCGATTGCGTCAATGATTTCAGCTTGTTTCTCTACTAAGGTACTATTGATTTTACCAGCTATTGTCTTAACTGCAACCTCAACTGGTGCTAGTGCTTTCTCGCTCATAGCCTCTAAACGGCCTTCAAACTTTGCGATACTTTTTTCAATTTCAGCGCTTTTTTGCTCTAATGATTTCAACGCTGTTAATTCTGTTTTTAACCCCTCAATATCCTCGGTTTTAGGAAGGGATTGCATTTTTTCTGCGAACAAATTGTCTAGTTTTTCTACAACTTGCTCTGGTGTTAAATTGTTTTCCACTGTTTTTTAATTTTTAGTGTGATTAAAACTTGTGCTTTTCCTCTAATCTGGTAAGCACTTCCAACCAGTTTATCTCGTTCGCTGGGGTTGGCTGGACCTCTACTGAGTGAAGTTCATTCTTCGGCTCTTGGGTTGCC